AGCTAGTCATAAGAAAGCCATGAAAAAAGTTGGGAAGTAATGGCTGATCCTAAAGTAGGTACTGGTAAGAAACCAAAGGGAACTGGTCGCAGACTTTATACAGATGAGAACCCTAGAGATACTGTATCTATAAAATTTGCTACACCTGCTGATGCTCGTGCAACTGTTCGTAAGGTTATGAGGATTAAGAAACCTTATGCTCGTAAGATACAGATACTAACTGTTGGAGAACAAAGAGCAAAGGTTATGAAAAAAAGAGCAGTTGTAAATATTTTTAAAAAAGGTAAAGATACTTTGA